GTTTACAAGATACAGTTTTTTCTAAATTAAGTGATGAAGTTAAAACATTATTCTATGACAAAAAAGTTTTATTGAATGTTGTGATAGATTTTTCTGAATTAGAAGATGTTGTCGAAGCTTTAGTTAATAAACAAAAAGGATTTGATTGGACTTGGTTTCAAATTGTAAAACAATCTAATAGATTTAATTTATCAACTATACAATTGATAGAATCAGTTGACGAAAAATTCAAAGTGAAATATAAAGAAAAATTATATAGTTTAAGTAATGATTTAAAATACTATTCCGATGGTCATCAGTTATTCTTAACACAAATGTCATATTTTTTACAATATGGTGAATTTCCAACTAAATTACAAATTCAAAAAGAATTATTTGGTGATAATATAAAAATTAATAAATCATCTTACGAAAAAATTCAAGAGTATTGTTTAGAATATTTTAAAGCATTTGGAGATACCAAATCGACAATCACACCTTTAATAAATTATATTTGTATTAGACAATTACTTGATAATAAAAAAAGTCAAAGTAATTTTATGAAACAAATTGGATTATCAGATTCATATATTGTTAAAAATACAATAGAACTTGTAAATTATTTTTACAAACTTCATCAAAAATTAGCAAACAAAAAATCAAAACATAAAGCATCTTTCATTCAAGATGCAAATGGAAATTGGGTTTTAAATAAAGCGGGATATTCCGCATCTTGTGGTAAACAAGATAATGAAAATATCTTTAGAAGAATAGAAATTTATCTTCAATATATGGATATTGAACATTTAATTTCAAATGACATAATTTTCAAAGTGAAAAATACAACAATGCCATCAAAAATAGATGTAGCGGTGTATAGAGATTTTAAGGATGTAGCTGGTAATGATATAATGATATCGGATTTAAGTGAAATGGATAGGTCACATTTTGATTCAAAAAAGAATAAAGGTTCAAATGAACTTAACAATTTGGGTCTTGAAGATTTATCAGAAAATAGAAGTAGACAAGAAGAAAATTTACAAATATAACAAAGTGATTTATATTAAATAAATTCATAATACACCCCCAAAACACCCCTTTTTATAACTTATTGCAAGTCAACGAGTTATGAATGGGGGTTTTTTCTATGTATAACTCGTTGATATAAGTACATATATAACCAAAAATTCTTTATTAGAAATCAATGCGTTACATATGGTACTTTTTTACTATGCCACAACTCGTTGATAATCAATAATAATTCTTTCCTTAATATTTGGCCAGTACCCAATATTGTCGTATCTTTATGTATTGGGTTGAAAAAGTACCCTATCACATTAAAAAAATATATAATATGAGTATGAAATTTACAACAATTGGTTCTGCGAAAAAATTGACCAAACTATCTTATTTAGGTAGTGTCGCAAGTAGTTCAAAAATCGCTAAAGGTTTACAATATAATGAAATGACTTATATTTTGTATCTTGCACCCGCATCTCAAAGTGGATATAATGTTTGTCCTATGAGTACCGAAGAATGTAGAACTGCGTGTTTAACTGAAAGTGGACATAATCGTATTGATGTTAAAAAGAATAACATTAATAAAGCAAGGATTGCAAAAACTAAATTATTCTTTGAACATAGACAATTCTTTATGGGTTGGTTGGTAACTGAAATTGAGAAAGCTAAATATAAAGCTGATGAATTGGGTTATCGTTTTTCAGTTAGATTAAATGGTACGAGTGATATTGAACCTACTTTGTTTCAATACAATGGTAGTGTAATATTTGAATTGTTTGACGATGTTAAGTTTTACGACTATACAAAAGTAGTTAAGAGATTTGGTTTATTACAATTCTATCCTAACTATGATTTGACTTATTCGTTTAGTGGTTATAATATGTTACAATCATTAAAGTTGTTAAGTGAAAACAAAGGTAGAGTTGCAATGGTATTTGAAGGTAAGCAATTGCCTACTACATTTATGGGTTATAAGGTAATAGATGGTGATGCGTATGATATGAGATATTTGGATGAGCAAGGTGTAATTGTAGGATTGAAGTTTAAGTTTGTCCGTAATAAGATTGATACTGCAAACAACAAATTCATTATACCAATGGATAGTAAATTTAGTGTGTATGATGTTAACCCAATGTTGACAAAAGCAGCACAAGCAAAAATTAAAATAAAATAATATGAATAAGAACAATGACGCATTTATAGATGATGCATACAATGAAGAAAGTAAATTACATATTGAGTTTATGAGTGAAGTGAAAACGCACGACTATTCTTATATGATGTCCGATGATGATAGAGCTTATAGTAGTGGTCGTAATAACGAAAAACAAATCCAAGAAAAACTACACGCACTTATTGCTATATGTAAGTATGACGGACACGATTTGTTAGATGAAGTAATTAGTTTAGTACCACAACAATACAATGATGTGGATAAGAACGGAAACGATTTAACACATAGAGTAATTCGTGGATGGTTTGAACCTTATGTATTTGATAACTATAAATTATAATAAAATGAAAGGAGTAAAAGTAAAATTAGAAATGACACAATGTGTAAAGTGTGGTGGTAAGATGCCCGTTTTACGAGTAGTGAAGTATGGATATAGAAGTTGTGTAGATTGTAGTTCAGTACAAAAAGTTGGTGGTGTTGCAATAGCAAATCATAAGACAGGTAATGAGATACAAATTATGCCCAAAGAAGATGCTGATAGATTATACACACTATCACAAAGACAAGGGTATGGGGTTAGTAAAGGAATTAAAGGTGTAAGAAAATAATATGAAAAAAGAAATAATAGAACAAAGAAGTAGTGAATGGTTTAAACAAAGAAGTGGTAAAATTACCAGTTCGGAGTTATATAAGATAATGATTGAAGAACGAGGTGGAGAAGATGCAATTGGAGAAGGTGCGAAAACATATCTCTTAACAAAAGTATCGGAATCTTTTGGTGGTAAATCTGCACCCGTAGTAGGGCAAGCATTAGATTGGGGAACTGATTTAGAGCCTGTTGCTATATCTCACTATGAAAAGTTGACACAATTAAAAGTTGATGCAGCACCTTTCATAGAATACAATGAATACTATGGTGGTTCGCCGGATGGTATTGTAAATACTGATGGTGTTATTGAAGTGAAATGTCCTTTCTCATCGGTAAACCACTTTAAGCATGGTATGATAGAAACGGAAGCTGACTTTAAGAGTGTAGCAACCAATTATTACTACCAATGTTTGTCAAATATGTTGGTTAGTGGTGCGAGTTGGTGTGATTTTATTTCATATGACCCGAGAGTTGAAGATGACTATAAGATGTTTATTTTTAGATTACATAGAAACGAAGATGAGATTAAACATATTAAAAATAGAATTAGACTTTCTATAAAATATATGAATGAGTTGAAAACATTTTTCCAAACAATAAAATTAAAATAATATGAAATTAGAATTAACATTACAGGAATTGAATCACCTTTATTATGTAGTTAGTAAAGGAGTAGAGTCTCACAAAGAATTGGCTGAAATAGCTAGTAGAACTACACCCGAATTGGAAAAGTATTTTGAGAAAGAATTAAGTAAGTCAGTTCAGTTGTTGGATAAAATACAAACTGCTCTAGATAACGAATTGAAAGTAATGGATGATGAACCCGAATACGATAGTGCAGGGTTTACCGAAGATGATAGAATGCAAGAAGTGAAAAGTAAGAAAAAATTATTCACATTAAACAACGATAGATAATATGAGAACAACAAATCAAAAAGCAATAGATTATCTTAATGGTAACCCTATTGTATCAAACTTTATTAACAAAGTGAACATTCAACGAAAAGATTATTATGTGAAAGCAGATATGGTTAGTCAGTACAAAGAATTGCAGGTTGAGATTGGTAATAAGTTTATTCGTTTATGGGAAGGTACGGGATGTTGGGGTTTCATTAGTAGAGTTGATGGAGACTTAAAAGGTTCACCAATTAAGAAAGGTGATTTATTAAAAGCAGCAACGTGGAAAGCACCAGCAAAACATGCGAGAGGAAATATCATTGACGGAACTGCTCGTTATAGCACATACGGACCTGAATACCTTTAATAC